TATCGAAACGTGGAATCACTAAAGAGACTTGCGAACTATTTGGATATGGACAGGCTGAGTTCAAAGGTATGCCTGTTCAGGTAGCTACATACAAAGATCAAAAGGGTAATGATGTAGCACAGCACGTTAGATTTCCTGACAAAAAATTTTCTTGGATAGGAGATATAAAAGAAGTACAGCTATGGGGTCAACATCTATGGCGACAACATGGCGGTAATGGTTCTGTCTTTGTAACTGTTTGCGAAGGAGAGATTGATTGCATGAGTGCTAGTCAGATACAGGGTAATAAGTTTCCCTGTGTATCCATTCCGTCAGGGGTACAATCAGCAGCCAAGTATTTAGCAGCTAACTACAAATGGTTAGATACTTATTGTCGTATAGTTCTATGCTTTGATAATGATGAAGCAGGTAACAAAGCAGCAGAGAAATGCTTGGAGGTTTTACCCAAGGGGAAAGTAGCAATAGCAAAGCTTGATCGTAATGACGTGAACGATCATTTGGTATTAAATGAAGGAGAGATAGTAAGACAAAAGTTATGGAAGGCTAGACCAGTAAGACCTGATAGTTTAATCAACGCAGCAGACGCATGGGATTTGTTTACAAAGGAAACAAGCAAACCAATATCAGACTTTCCATTTCCAAAACTAAATGACTTTACAAGAGGTTTGTTTCCTAGCCAACTGTTCACAGTTGCCAGTGGTAGCGGAGCAGGGAAGTCCACGATATGCAGAGAACTTGCATACCATTTCTTAACTAAGAATCTAAAGCTTGGTTACATAGGACTAGAAGAATCAGTACAAAGAACTTTACAGGGATTGGTTGGTATTGATATGAATGTACCTCTACATCTTGAAGATGATATTGACCCTGATGAAGTGAAGAGTTCATTCGATAAGCTGACATCTTCTCGTAACTTATATTTATATAATCACTTTGGTAGTCTTGACCCTGATGTATTGCTTGAGCAGATCAGATACTTAGCAACTGTTGATGGGGTTCAGATAGTAATACTAGATCATATAACTATAGTTACTTCAGGTCTTGAATTAGAGAATGAAAGACGAGCTATTGATGTGACAATGACTAAGCTTAGAAGTCTATGTGAATCAACTGGTATAGCTTTGATACTTGTTAGTCATCTACGCAGACCTCAAGGACAATCACATGAGTCGGGTAGAGAGATTGATACTTCAGATTTGAAGGGGAGTTCTGGACTACTACAGCTAAGTGATGTAGTTCTCGGAGCATCACGCAATCAGGTTGGCGAAGCTAGTGAAAGACAAAGACTACAACTAAAGATACTTAAGTCAAGACATACAGGTATGACAGGAGAAGTAGATAAGTTATTGTACGACCAGAAGACAGGTCGGTTAATAGTTTATGAAAACACATTCGGGGATTTATGACTTTACTCATTGATGCAGATTGGTTAGTCTTCTCTTCCTGCTGTGCAGGAGAAGTAGAAATACAATGGGATTCTTGGAATCATACCTTGCACTCCAATGCAAAGGATTGTTTAGCTATTGTTGAATCAAGACTAGAAGTATATAAAACAATAGCGAAAGCACAGCAAGAGAAAGTAAAGCATGATGTTGTCATGTGTTTTTCTGAGTACCCAACATTTAGGCATGACATATTTCCTGAATATAAAATCCACAGGATAGGAAAAAGAAAACCACTAGCTATGAAACATACTATTGAATTACTTAAACAAGACTATGAATGTGTATCGTATCCCAACTTAGAAGGAGATGACGTACTTGGATTACTAGCCACTAATGGTAAGTATGAGAATCCAGTTATAGTTTCAGTTGATAAAGACATGAGAACTATACCCTGTTTACTGATAAGCACTGAAGCAGTAGAACATATTACAGAGAAGAAAGCTATGCGACACTGGTTTGAAATGGCTATAGCAGGAGATAGTACAGACGGAATCATAGGAGTCAAGGGTTTAGGTATGGTCAGTGCAAGCAAGATACTTGCCGACACTCCTGACACACAAGATGCACTATGGTCTAAGGTTGCTGAGACTTATACAAAGAAAGGTTACAGTTTAGCTGATGCAATTCTTAACGCAAGACTTACTAGAATATTACGAGAGGGAGATTATGACTACAATACAGGTACAGTAAAACTTTGGAATCCATAAAAAAAACTCTAGGGAAACGACAGGAGACATCAAAAACCTAGAGCTTTTTTGTTTGCTTTACCAATGGGAAACCACCCCCATTGATTTAATGGTAGCATAAAACTATGGCAAGCAACACCTTACCTTCAATAACTGATGATCTTATACAAGGTCTAGATAATCTGTACCCACAACGACACCCTGACTTGTCATTATCTGATAGAGAGATATGGTATAGAGCAGGACAACGTAGTGTTGTTGACTATCTAATTGAACAACAGAAAAGGCAACGTGAGACTATGCTGAACAACACAACCAAAGGTATTTAATTATGTGCTTCTTCGGTGGTGGTGCTAAAGCTGCACCTGCTCCTAAAAAAGCTGAGTTTGAAGATGCACCTCCTGTTGTAACAGGAAAGCAGACAGGTGTTGATGACCCAAAGGATACAAAGAAAGCAACAGATAAGTTGAGAATGGATAGAAAGAAAAAAGAAGGAACTTATGTTGACCCAACTGTTAATACAAACTTAGATAGAACTACATCTTTACTTACAAAAAGCGGTGGTCTTGGAGCAAAAGAAAAAAGTGAAAGAAGTGCTAGACTCAGATCAGGAGTCTCTAGAGGGTCACGACCTCCGTCAAAAGCTCAAAAGATGGCTGCTGCCAGAAAAGCTATGAAAGCAAAAAGGTAACTAACTATGTGTTTTAGAAGTCCACCACCACCACCCCCATTACCAGAACCAGAGCCAGTAGCACCAAAACCAGAGAAAACTGCTGAACAGGTTGTTACAGGTACACAAAGAAAAGACATTGCTAAGAAAGGCAAAAAGGCTGCAACTACAACTGCAAAGGGAGTAAAAAGAAGGGGTACTGCTTCCTTAAGAATACCTTTACTTGAACAACAAACTGAATCTGGTAACTTAAGAACTCCTCTTTAACACATGGAATATTCCTCTTCGGCTGTAACAGCAGCAGGGTTGTATGAACAACTGGCACAAGAAAGATCAACCTATCTAAGGGAAGGGCAGGAGTCTAGCAAGCTAACACTGCCATATCTTATACCTGAAACTTCAGGTGGTAGTGGTGCGAGAAGAAGCAAGATCAAGACACCTTATCAATCAATCGGAGCAGCAGGTGTAAACAGCCTTGCTGCAAAACTTTTGACAGGTCTTTTTCCTACAAATATTCCTTTCTTTAAGCTTGTGTTAGACATGATAAAGATAGCTCAAGAGGAAGGAGGTAAGGAAGCGATAACAGAAATAGATAAAGCTTTACGCAAAGTTGAAGCTGCTTTAATGCGTGAGATTGAAATATCAAATGATAGAGTTGCAATGTTTGAAGCATTGAAACATCTTATTGTGGGTGGAAATGTTTTAATGTATTTAACAACTGAAGGACTACAAGTATATCCACTAGAAAAGTATGTATGTAAACGTGACCCTAATGGAAATACTTTAGAAATTATTATTAAAGAAACAGTAAATGGTAAAGCACTACCACTTGATTTTGTAGCCAAGCTAGAAGAGAAAGCTAAATATACACAGAATACTTTAGAAGAAGATTTAGATATATATACACACGTTAAAAGAGATGGAGATTTTTTTAACTGGCATCAAGAATGTAAAGGAGAAAGGATACCTAACACAGAAGGTAGAGCAAGGAAAGATGTAAGCCCTTTTATAAATCTCAGGTTTACAAGATTAAGTGGAGAAAGTTACGGAAGGGGATACGTTGAAGAGTACCGAGGGGATTTAATTTCTCTTGAAGGATTGATGAAAGCAATAATCGAGAACGCTGCTGCGTCTGCTCGTACAGTTTTTCTTGTAAATCCCAATGGTACAACCAGAGCTAGTACCCTAGCTAAAGCACCTAACGGAGCTATTCGAGAAGGTAATGCACAAGATGTATCTGTCTTACAGGTAGGCAAGGGGGCAGATTTGCAGACATCTTTTACAGCAGTACAAAGAATAGAACAAAGATTACAGTATGCTTTCTTGATGGCTAAAGCAGTTCAACGTGACGCTGAAAGGGTAACAAGTACAGAGTTAAAAATACTGACACAGGAACTAGAGTCAACGCTCGGAGGAATCTACTCTATCCTGAGTTCAGAGCTACAGCTACCCTATCTAAGAAGACGTATGCACCTGTTAGTTAAGTCTGGTAGAGTGCCAGAATTACCACAGGATATAGTAGGTATCTCAATAATCACAGGATTACAAGGACTAGGTAGAGGACAGGATAAAGAGAAACTACTTGAGTTTATTACTACTTTGGCAACAGCTTTAGGTGGAGATGTGATGAGACAATACGTCAATGTTGATGAAGCTATCAAGAGGTTGGCTACCAGTATTGGCATAGAAACTGAAACATTGGTAAAATCAGGAGAACAGATTGCTGCGGAGCAACAGCAACTACAACAACAAGAACTTATTAGAAGTCTTGGTAGTGCTGCTGTAGGCTCGCCTTTACTTGACCCCAAGAAACAGGCTGAAGCAGGTCTTATCTCACAACAAATGGATTCCAATGCCCAACAAGAACAGCCAGTCTAAAAAGACTGCAAAATCAAGAGACAACAATGGGAGATATGTAGCTCCTGAAAAAGCAGTTGTTAGCAGATTAGGTGTAAATGAAGAAGGTACACCTAAATCAAAGAATCAAGGTAAAACTGTCAGTACTAGACATGGCAGTACAATCACTTATAGTTAAACCAAAAAACCACTATGACATCATCACAAGTACAGGCAAACGAAACACCACCAATGTCTTCACAAGATATTGAAAGTCTAAGAGATGAGAATGGCCTTATTGCAGGTAAGTTTAAAACTGCTGCTGATATGGTAAACAGCTACAAAGAACTAGAAGGTAAGTTAGGTAGTATTGAAAATACTGCTGAAGAATCTACAGAAGAAGAAACTCAGACAGAAGAAAGCAATGAAAACTATGACGCTGCTGAAGTTTATGGAGATGGTCTAGCTTCAGTCTTAGAAGAAGTTGGTATTGACCCGCAGGTTATTAGTAATACTTTTACAGAGACAGGTAAGATTACAGAAGATGATTACGAGAAACTAGGAGAAGCAGGATTCTCTAAACAAGTCATTGATACTTACCTAGATGGATTAAGGGGTGCTGCTAACCCTGCTGAAGATATAAAAGATGCACAGTTAAATGACATCTTATCAGTTACAGGTGGAGAAGAAGGTTACTCAAAACTAAGAGAATGGACACAGGCTAATGTACCTGATGAAACTCTTAAAGCATTTGACAAGATACTTGATACTCAAGACCCCACAATGATTAAGGTTGCAGTAC